ATGTTTCTCAAGTTGAAAACACTCTTGTATTAGCTCAACGTATTCAATTTATTAAAGATATTGCAGAACTTGAAGCAGTTGATGTTCTTATTCTTGGAGCTTGGGGATGTGGAGTATTTGGACAAAACCCAAGAACTGTTGCAAGATTATTTGATTTTATTTTTAGAGAAAGTAAAATCAAAAATATTGTATATGCCGTCCCTGGAGGATTAAATTCTGATAATTTTAAAGCTTTTGACGAATGTATTAGAAAGAGTTGACTTGACAACTCTTTCTTTTTTTGTTATAATATGAATAGAAATATTATAAAGTTAAAGGAAGAAAAAATATATGAAATATCAATTAATAAACAAACCAAATAAAAATTTCTCAGCAATTCAACAAATTTTATATAATAGAGGAATTGCGGAAGATGAAATTTTACATTATGTAAATCTATCTGATTAGGATATTAATTCTCCATTGTCTTTAGGAGAAACAAATCTCAAAAACGGTTTAATGGCTATTATCAATGCTGTAAAAGAAGATGCTGATGCTTTAGTAATTGTCGACTGTGATTGTGATGGTTATACCTCTGCCGCACTTCTTATTAATTACTTATATAAGTTATTCCCATCTTGGGTTATTAATCATTTAGATTGGTATATGCATGATAGTAAACAGCATGGATTAAGTGATTGTATTGATTTTGTATTAACTCGTAACCCAATGCTTGTAATTTGTCCAGATTCAAGCAGTAATGATTATAGTTATCATAAAATATTAGCAGATAAAAATATTCAAGTATTAGTTTTAGATCATCACTTAACAGATCATATTAGTGAAAATGCTATTATTATTAATAATCAATTATCGGACTACCCTAATAAAGAATTATCTGGCGTTGGAGTTGTATGGCAGTTCTGTAGATATATTGATACTTGGTTAAATGTTTATTACGCAGATGATTTTATTGATCTTGTTGCTCTTGGCAATGACGGAGATATGATGAGTTTAAAAAGTTTAGAAACTCGTTATCTTATTACAAAAGGATTTAAAAAAGAAAATATTAAAAATCCATTTATTGATTATATGCTTGACAAAAACTCTTTTCCATTATCAAAAGCAGATTATGTGTCATCTGATTCCAGTATGAGTTGTACATCTATCGGTGCCGCATTTTTTATTGTTCCTTTTGTTAATGCAATTACTCGAAGTGGAACTTTAGAGGAAAAGTATTTATTATTTAATTCAATGTTAAATCATAAGGCATTTGAAGAAGTTCTTTCAAACAAACGAGGACATAAATTAGGGGAAAAAGAAAAATTAATTCTACAAGCAATTAGAACAGTCACAAACGTTAAAAATAGACAGACAAGAGCAGAAGATGCAGGTTTAGCTATGTTAGAAAAAATGATTGAAACTAATCATATGCTTGACCATAAAATTCTTTTATTCTTATTAGAACCAGGTCAAATTGACTCTGAAATTCGCGGTTTAATTGCAAATAAGTTTATGGCAAAATATCAAAGACCATGTTGTTTATTAACACGAACCAATAGAAATGGAAAAGAAACTTATGAAGGTTCAATGAGAGGATACACAAAAACAGGTATTGATAGTTTTAAAGAAGTGCTTGAACAATGTCCAGAAGTAACTTATGTAGAAGGCCATGATAATGCGGCGGGCGTTGGTATTGAGGCAAATCATATCGAAGATTTTCTTTATCGTATTGACCAGCTTTTAGAAGATGTTTCTGTTGAGCCTATTTATAGAATAGATTATGATTTTAAAGAAATTGACAATAATAATCAACTCATTTTAGAAATTGCAGGTATGAATGATTACTGGGGTCAAGATATTGATAGAGCTTATGTAAATATTAATTTTAAAATTACTAATTCTAATTTTCAAATAATGAAAAGTAATACTCTTAAATTTAATTTACCTAATGGATTGTCAATTATTAAATTTAATGGCACAGAAGAAGAAATTGAAAAATTTACAACTACAGGTTATCTTGAGGTTAATGCTATATGCAAATGCAGCGCAAACCATTGGAATGGCCGCATCTATCCACAATTATTAATGAAAGATTACGAAATTGTGGATTCTTCTAAGTATTTTTTCTAAAGGAGAAAAAATGATAGTTTATAAATGTGATATATGTAAAAAAATATATGATGATAAACTTATAACAATACAAGTTCCAACTAATAAATATCTATACGCTATGAATAATGGGATTAAATTAGCAAAATTTAAATCTTCTGTAGAACTTTCTAATGTTGAAATCTGTTCCTCTTGTGCAATACAAATAGCAGATTTTTTAGATTCATTAGGAATATCTTCTTAACAGTTCGGCGCTTAGGCAGTCGTCCACGAGAAATGAAAAATGCGTTTGGACTTTTTTCAATCGCATTTTTCTTTCTTGATTTTTTTCTTATTTTTTGTTATAATATAATAAAGGTAGAAATATGAATAACAATCAAAATTTTGAATCATTAGATATAATTACTATCATGGGTTTTATCGCCCAAATGTAGAATATAGAAAAAGATAACAAAGAAAAATAGTATATTCATCAAGTTATTCATGCTATATCTGATGAAATATAGAAATTACATAAAGAAAATGATAGAATTGAATATAAACTTGATTTATTATTAGAAAAAAATGGGGACAAAGTAAGTTCATCGTTCTATCTTAATTTTTATATACTTTGAAAGGAGAAGAATTATGAATTAGTATATAGTATATGCTCATGTTAATAAAACAAATGGTAAAATGTATATTGGTCAAACTAAAGATATAAAAAGAAGATGGAGATCGAATGGAATTGAATATTAGAAATCCCCATTATTTTATAATGCTATTAAAAAATATGGATGGGATAATTTTTAGCATATTATTTTAAAAGAAAAATTAACTAAAGAAAAAGCAGATTATTATGAACAATATTATATTAAATGTTATAAAACTCAAGAAAAAGGATATAATATTAGAGATGGTGGGTCTAAAGCATTAGCTGAATCTACAAAAGAAAAATTAAGTTAGATAGCAAAGAATCGTGGTGCCTGGAAAGGAGATTTGAATCCAAGGCATATTGATCCTTTAAGAGGCGAACGAAATGGAATGTTTGGGAAGCATCATACTAAAGAAACTAAATAGAAAATATCAAAAGCATTAACTGGTAGAACTTTAACAGAAGAAAGAAAAAATTAGATAAGAACTTTTATGAATACAAAACATCCAAGAGCTAAAAAAGTTCGCTGTATTGAAACTGGAGAAATTTTTTTATCTGCTAGAAAAGCTGCTGAGGCATATCATACGACGCATAGTTGCATTACACGCGTATGTAACGGTGAAAGAAAAACAACTCTTGGAAAACATTGGGAGTGGTATAACGATGATATTAACTAAGTGTCAAGAACAAGGATTAAAAATTGCTATAGAAAGACATAAACAAGGATATAAATACACCACTGTTTCAGGTTATGCAGGAAGTGGAAAAACAACATTAGTACGTTTTATTGTTGAAGCGTTAAATGTTGATGAAGATAGAGTATGCTATTGTGCCTATACGGGGAAAGCAGCAGAAGTTCTTCGCAGAAAAGGAAATAAAAATGTCTGTACTCTTCATAAATTACTATATGAATCAATTCCAAGACCCGCTGGAGGTTTTTTCAGAATACCAAAAAAAAGTCTTGACTATGATATTATTGTAGCAGATGAAATTAGTATGATTCCTAAATCTTTGATGGAATTGCTGTTTAAACATCAAGTATATGTTATTTGTTTGGGAGACCCTTTTCAGCTGCCACCCATTGACAAAGATGAGGATAATCATTTATTAGATGATCCTCACATTTTTCTTGATGAAATCATGAGACAGGAAGAAGATTCTGAAATTATTCAACTTACCATGAAAATCAGAAATCAAGAACCGATTGATTATTTTAATGGTAATGAAGTAAAAATTATTCCTTACTCAGATTTAAACACTGGAGTATTACAGTGGGGAGATCAAATCCTAACTGCAACAAATGCAAAACGTCAGGCTATTAATAATCAAATGCGCGCACTACAGGGTAGGACTGGTGAGCCTGTTGATGGAGATAAAATTATATGTCTCCGCAATTATTGGGATGATTCAAGTTTAAATGGTGACGCTTTAATTAATGGAACTATTGGTATTCTTCAAAATAGTTTTCAAACTTGGAGAGAAATTCCTAGATTTGTACAAAGTAATATAAGAAAATTTGATGTTTTAGTTGGCGATTTAGTTATACCAGAAACTAATGATGTTTATCAAATGACAGAGATGGATCGCCAAATGATTATCACTGGAGAAAAATGTTGTGATTGGAAATTATCTTATAGACTTGGAAAATTACGACATAAATATGGAGACATTGTACCAAAAGAATTCACATACGCGTATGCAGTTACTGTACACAAGGCACAAGGAAGTTCTTGGCCTAATGTGGTTGTGCTTGAAGAATCTTTTCCTTTTGACAAAATTGAACATGCTCGTTGGCTTTATACTGCATGCACAAGAGCAGAAAAAAAATTAGTATTAATAAGGTAAAAATAAAAAATGAATAATAAATATGTAAAAACCATTGAAGAAGCTAAAGAAATATGGAAAGAAATTCCTATCGGAAAATCTATTAATACTCCAGGAGAAAAAATCAATCATTGGACTTTATTGTATAAAACAAAAAGCTCTAATCGTCCTGTGTGGGTTGCTCAATGTGATTGCGGAAATATTGGTAAAGTAAGAAGCGGTCAATCAATTTCTAAATGGTGTACAGATTGTCAGCATAAAAACGCACAAAGAGATTATACTGGATTGCGTTTTGGAATATTAACTTGTACAAATGAACGAAAACTAAAAAATAAAAAAACATATATAAAATGTATTTGTGATTGTGGTAATGTAACTTGGGTTTCTAATGGTAATTTAACATCTGGAGAAGTAAAAAGTTGTGGATGTTTATCTCATATATATCATGGGAAAAAATTAGAAGATTTAACAGGGAAAATTTTTAATGATTTAACTGTTATTGAGCTAGCTTTTACAAAAAATGGAGAAAGATATTGGCATTGTAAATGTAAATGTGGAAAAGAAAAAAACATTTCCACAGCAAATTTAACCACAAATAAAGTAAAAAGTTGTGGATGTAGAAAATATTTGCAAATTAATCCAGGAGATAGATTTGGTAAATTAACTGTTTTATCCAAAATCGAAGGAAAATATTCTTCAAGCGGTGGAATTTTATATGATTGTAAATGCGATTGTGGGACTCCTCATCATATTGTAGTAGGTAGTAGACTTATAGATGGTAGTATAAAAAGTTGTGGATGTGGAAGAAATATCTCTTATAACGAAGAAAATATTAATAATCTTTTAAGTCAATCAAATATTCCTTTTATTAGAGAATATCAAGATAAAAAACTTAATGAAGAATATCCTACAGGAGGTAGAAAACGTTCTTTTGATTTTTATGTAAACGATTCTTATATTATAGAATTTGATGGAAGTCAACATTTTAAATATACAAATACGGGATGGGATACTAAAGAACATTTTGAAAGAACTCATAAAAGTGATTTAATAAAAAATAAATATTGTTTTGAACATAATATTCCATTAATTCGGATTCCATATGATAAAGATTATACTTTTGAAGATTTAAAATTAGAAACGACGCATTTTTTATTAACCCCAGAAAATGAAGAGAAATATTATAATGACAGAACAAGAACTTAAAAAAGAATTAGAAACAATAACTAAAAATTTAAAACCTAATCCAAATAACTTTATTATTATAAATAAATGGAATTATAAATATGTTTTTAAACCTAATCGTAAAAAAATTTATGATTTAATTGAAGAATATATTTTTCAATCTCCTGAAAACATAATAAATAGTATAGAAAGAACATTTGAAAACTTTGTTGATATAAAGGATATTGAAATATGAAAAAATTTTTTTTATTAAGCGTTATCGCCTTTTTATTTTTAACAGGATGTTGTAAATATGAATCATCTTATGATTCATCATATTCCTATGAACGACCTCATTTATATTGGAAAACAGTTGAATGTGAAATTACAGATATTACTTACTATGGCTCTTGGTGTATATATCATCATGTTGATGTAACAGTATATAATAAAGAATATAATATATCAGAAACCTTTAATTTAATAGGTGCTGAGGGACAAACTTTTGCATATGAAGGTTTTGAAGAAGGCGATCATATATTTTGTACATTATATACTCAAAAATATGATAATTCAGGAGAGATTTTAAATAGATATTTAGATGATTTAATTATTGAAAGAGAATAAATTATTTTTTGCTAATGTTAATGATATTTAAAATCGTCGTTCTTAAAAAATTTCCTTTTAATAAAGTGGAACATGCTCGATGGTTATATACTGCTTGTACTCGTTCAAGTGAAAAATTAGTTTTAGTGAGGTAATCAATGAAAGCGCTAATTGATGTAGAATATGTAATTGGTCATCTTCGTTATGGCTATTATGAATTTAATATTCCTGATAATAAGATAGAAGAATGGTATGAATATATAAATTTACTCAAATCAGATGTTCTTTCTGAAGAGGCAGATTTAAGATTAGATGAATTGTCTAATAAATTTTCTGAATACAGAAAATTAATTGTGACAGATTATTCCATAGAAGATATTGGTCCAATGATAATTGATTCTTATTCAATAAAATTTGACAAATAAAAAAATTTTTTGTATAATATAATTGTAAGAAATAAATATTATGAAAGAGAGGTATAGTCCAATGGGCATGTAAGTTTTTGCAGTAATGCAAGTTTTGTAACATTAATACCTAACATTATATAGGAGGTACACTCCAATGGACAATGTAAACTAATATTTATTTTTTTCAATCGAGTCAAGCAGGGCAACTTGCTTGACTTTTTTATTTATTTATGTTATAATATAAATATAAGAAGTCTATGAAAGAGGTAAAAAATATGGCTCAAAGGTTTGAAATCCATTCTCATAGCGAGTATTCAAATATTAGATTATTAGACTGTATTAATAAAGTTACAGATTTGATTGATAGGGCTGTAGAAATTGGATTAAGTGGGATCGCTATCACCGACCATGAATGCCTCAGTTCGCATCCCGAAGCAAATTTTTATGCTCAGAAAATTTTAGAAGAGCATCCTGATTTTAAAGTTGCATTAGGAAATGAGATATATTTAACTCCTAACCATGAAATGGGTCAAAAATATTATCATTTTATTTTGATTGCTAAAAATAAAACTGGTCATAGAGCATTGAGAGAATTATCTTCAAGAGCATGGATGAATAGCTATTGGGATAGAGGTCTTGAAAGAGTTCCAACAACTTATGCAGATCTTGAAGAAATTGTTAATAAATATCCAGGAACCTTAATTGCAACAACCGCATGTATCGGTGGAGAGGTTTCTTCTCAAGTTTTAAATCTTATTAAAGCCGAAAAACATGAAGATAACAATGGAATTGTGGAAGCACATAATGATATTGTAAATTTTATTTTATGGTGTAAAGATCTTTTTGGAGATGATTTTTATATTGAATGTGCGCCTGGCCAATCAGCAGAACAGATCGCAGTCAATCAGCGTCTTTGTTCTGTGGCCTCCGCATTTAAATGTAAAATGGTTCTTGGATCAGATGCTCACTATCTTAAAAAAGAAGATAGATATGTTCATAAAGCATATCTTAATTCAAAAGGTGGAGAGCGAGAAGTTGATGCATTTTATGAATACGCATATCTTCAAGATGAAAATGATATAAAAGAAAATATTGCTCCATCATTTTTGGATTATAATGAATTAATTGAAAATTCATATGAAATTTATAATAAAATTGAAAATTATAGTATTGCACATAAGCAAACTATTCCAAAAGTAGAAGTAACTGAA